CTTCAGCCACCGGGGCCGCGGCGTTGGTGAAGATGTTTTCACGAACGTATTCCAGGGCGTTACTGGTGATGCGTCCCTGCGCCAGCAGATCGCGGACAGTCAGGCGGCGCAAGCCCGGCGTCAGAATGCCCGGCACCTGTTGTGGCTGCACGAGCGCACCGGCAGAGGCAGCACCCGAGCCGAGCGCCTTGTCAAAGCTGGTAACTTTCGTTTTGGCACGATCACCGTTCCAGTTTTTGATGAGGTCTTCTGACACACGTTCAGAGAAAGACTTCTTCGCGGTCTGGTCAGGTGTGTTACCTGCGAGTTTTTGCTCAAGATCGAAGAAACGCTCGCCGAGCGTTTTCAATTCGCCCTGCGCTTTGTTCAGGTTTTCCTGAAGCTCTTTATTGATCTGCCCGTTCTCCTGAATGGACTTACGCTGCTCTTCGATCAGGTCTTTCACTTCCTGCTGTGACTTCTCGATCGCTTTTTCCAGTACAGATAATTCAGACATGTGGTGCTCCGTTACTTGTTCCGCAGGTTAGCGGCAAATGAGGTAATGCGCTGTGCAAGCGCGTCAATGTCGCCGCTACCGGACTCGCTCCGGCCTGCGGACTTCACGCGGGCAATAAATACCTGCGCTTCAGCGCGCGTAAGACCGACTGAATCCCTCAGCCAGGCCTCCGCGTCACGAATGGATTTGATGCCGTCGATACTTTTCATGGCGGTAACGCCCGCCAGCTCGTTGGCCGGGAACGTGCAGACGCTGATTTCCCGCAGGTAAGAGATGTTTTTGAAAATGAGGCCGGTGGTACCGACGCTGTAATCGTCGGGGCCGACAGAGAAACCCACCGACATGCCTTCAACAGTGCCGTGCTGCATGGCGGCCTTTAGATCTTCAGAGATACTCAGGCCGGGCGTGAGCTGACCGCGCACAAACAGCCCCTTCTCGTCTTCATGCATGGCATCCCACTTGCCGACCGGGATAGCGCGAGTCTGGTGGTTAAAGAACATCGCCACCTTGCGGCTCTGGTTAGCGACCACGCCAGCGAACGCGCCAGGTAAAATGATGTCGCCATCCGAGTCGGTGTTGTTAAATACCGAGGCGTAACCTTCAAACGTTCCCTTGCTGCCGTCGCCGGTAAACTTAATTTCGGTCTGGTCGAACGCCAGCGTCTTGTGAATATCAGGCATCATGGCCCCCATAAAAATTAAGCCCCGTCAGTGCGGGGCTCTTTGTTTGTTCCGAGATCGGTAATGGGTACGTTCTGCGACTGCCGCGTCGCCACATCACCGCCAGGCAATGGCGGAAGGTTATCCAGTCGCCGCACCTCGTTAACGGTCCGGATCCCGGTGTTGACCATCGTTTGCATGAAGGTGGCGCGGCTCGCTGAATCACCGCGAAGCAGTCCATCCAGGTTATGCTCGGCATGTAGCCTGCCCTGATCGGACTCTTTTACCAGCCAGCGTTCGATGCTGTATTCCCAGCGATCGAGATAGGGTTTCAGGGTGTACTGCAGGAAGCCCAGGTTCTGCTGCTCAATACCGCTGCCCCATGAGGTTGTTTTTTCAACATCACCCACCAGGTGCGGAGGAACACCGTAAAACCGCGCCAGTTCTGCCACCTGAAACTTGCGGGCCTCAAGCATCTGCGCGTCCTGCGGCGAGATGCCGATAGGCTGCGTGGTAAACCCGCTCTCAAGGATCCAGAGACGTTTTCTCACCGGGCCACCGGCAATCTCCCTGAAGTTTTCCTCCAGTTGCCCGCGCTGCTCTTTAGTCAGCACCTTGCCGTCAGTCATCAGGATTTGCGGCGACTTCGCGCCGTTGGCGAAGAACTCCCGCTGGTTATCTTCCATAGCGATCGCCACGCCTGCAGATTTGGCGCTGAACGCCAGCGGCGACAAGCCGACCAGCCCGTTAAAGCCGAAGCCCTTCAGGTGGAATATCTCTTTAGGCTTAAAATCCACATACTCGCTGTCGCGCCGGTAGCGGTAGATGACATTCCTGCCATCGAGCCGGACATCCATGTTCGCGCTCATCAGCGGCAGCATGCTGATGACGTCGCCGACGCTGTTTCGCTCCAGGTGCGCGTAGGCGTTGCCGTAGGCGCAGAGCTGCATTGTCATCGACTCGCGAAACTCCAGCGCGGTCATGAAGTTGTTGGGCCGGAAGCGGAGAAGCTTCGCCAGCGGATTGGTGTTGTCGACTTTCTTGCGCTGATCGTCGATGGTTTCAAAAACGTCCAGCGGTAAAGAGGCTGTGACGGTCGAGATGAGCCTGATGCAGGCCCACACGGTACTGATCGACATGTTGCGCTCATCGCTCACCACCGATTCCCCGACAGTGCCGTGAGCCGATGTGCCCGCCATCTGCGAGCCGTTGTCCGGTGTGACCAGGCGGCCACCGGTAAGAATAGAGGCCATGCGCGCCCAGAATGGCGAACGTGTCCGCAGGTCAATGCTGTAGTCGGTTTCTGCCATGCTAGATGCTCAAAAAGTTATAGATAAAGTCGTTAACGTCGCCCTGATCCTCTACCTCATCGCTCGTCTGCGCGCCGACAGACATAGCCAGTGCAACCATGCCGTCGATACGCCCGCTGGATTTGCCTTTCACAAATTTGCGGTTCCCGGCGGGATCGGTAATAACCGTGGCGTTCTTGGCGCACATTTCGAGGATGGGGTGGTTGCCGTGCTTCAGTTGCGCGCCCAGCAGCCTGGCTTCCAGCTCCCTGAGCGCCGGGGACATCGAGACAAAGCCCTGGCCGAACTCAACGAACCGCTCGAGCTCTGCTTCAGTAAACCCGGCATCAATCAGATGCGGGCGAAGAAAACGCATGTTGTAGCGGTCGAACGCCAGCGCCCTGACATTGCAGATGTCAAAAACATGCCGCAACTCGCGGGCGATAAAGGCATATTCAATGGCCTTGCCCGGCGTCGTGTTAAGAAAGCCCTGCTTCGCCCAGATGTCATACGGCACGCGATCGTTGCGCGCCTTGTCGGCCAGCCCCTCTTCAGGCAGCCAGAACTTACAGTGCACATCACCCTGCGTTGTATTGAGCACCAGCGCGGTCAGATCCGACACGCTGGAGAGGTCGAGCCCGCCCCACACCGTTTTTCCAGTGAGATCGTCAGGCTCTTCCTTGTTCATGTGCCATACGGTCTGGCTGACGAACGGGCTTTTTGCCTCCACCCTGCGGTTAAGCACCAGGTTCTCAAACTCTGCCTGGCGTGACGGGAGGCGCTTCGCACTGGCGGCCATATCCAGTACTTCTTTCTGGTTCATGAACACGTCAAAGGCCGGGTTCGCCAGCCTGATGGCTTCCACCGAAAACGGGTCGATATCTTCCGGCGCGGTCTGGAGCCGGACCACCGTTCTCGGGTCAGCACCGGTCAGGCCGTCATCAATCAGCAGGCTGAGCAGATCACTTGCGTCAGGGGCCTGGGTACTGATGATCACCGAAATGGGATTGTCCTGGGCGGCGGTCGCGGTTTCCAGCGCCTCATAGAGTGGGTCACGCGGTCCGCGCACCTGCCCAAGTTCATCGTGTGCAACAAATCGCGGCGAGAAACCGTAGGCCGTTGTGGCCTCAGCACTCAGCGCGCGGTAGTAAGAACCCAGTTCCGGGCAGTGAATCTCCTTCGCTGAATCCTTGATCGCGACATACTGCATGAGCACCGGATTCATGCGGCACATCTTCGACGCCAGATTAAACAGGATGGCAGCCTGATCGCGGGATCGCGCTGCCGAATACAGCTGTGAATTAGGTGCTGCCTCCGGACCTACGAGATAGAGCAGCATCAGCATGGCAGTTTCAACGGTTTTGGCGTTCTTCCGCCCGCGGCTGATGATCGCCCGGCGTGATCCATGCTTGTTGTCGAATATGGCCCTGAAATCGTCCTTCATGAACTCAGCCATTTTCAGGGGATGACCGACGAACTTACCTTCAGGGATGACGATATTTCTTTCACACCAGAGGATATTCCTCTCGGCTCTTGTCAGAGTTTTTTTAGCCATCAAAGAGCCTTAATCAATTTCCCAGGGCTTTTTCTCCCGGGCCAGATTGTTGTTAGCACGGCCAACTGTTTTGGGATCGGCAGTAGCCTGGCGGGTGATCCGCAGGCGGGTCGCAAGAGAGGATGCCGATCGCACCTCCCGCTCGCGCATTGTAAGAAGTTTGTCGTAGCGCTTAAGACCGTCATCCCGGGCAAGCCACTCGAGCTCGAACTCTTCAATCTGGGTTGTGAGCAGCCGGGCCTGCACCACATGCCGACAGTACATCTCCAGCATGTCCCGGTGCGTTTCGGTGAATGAGCTGGCCGGGTTGTCATTAACCAGCCGGACCCAGACGTTGATCTCCGGATCGCTCAGGTGAATGGACGGCTGCAGCCTGCTTTCAGCCAGTACCGGCAGCGAGACAGCAGACGTCGCAGCCAGAGACTTTCTGCCTCGCTGTGCCATCGCGTTTTTCCTTTTTTTCTGGACGTTTTTAAAAATAAAACTGAGGGCGCGGTCTTTGTCGGCCAGGCGTCAGAGTTTTACCCTCCCCCCCCCTGCCCTCGCGCCTGTCAAACGAGAATGAATCTCATTTTTCGATGATCCGCAGGTTTTGAGGGTCGGGGCTGGCTGGTGCCAATCGCTTCCCGACGCCGAGCGGCATGGTCAGGCTGACGGTTGGCAGTGACTTACCTGCCTCGTGGCTGAGGGTGATCGAGACGAGATCGTTAAAGCTCACGCCATCAATGATCAGTTCAATCAGCTTTCCATCGCGGTATTCAATCTTCAGGTCTTGCATTGCGTACTCCTGTTACCAGATCACGCGGCCCTCTTCATCGAACTCGGTCACCGTTCCGCCGTTCTCCATGCGTTGCTTCACGGAGTCGTGGCAGCGTTTGCATAACGACTGAAGATTTTCCGGATCGTGAAAGAGAGCTTCATCGCCTTTGTGCGGCTTAATGTGGTCCACTACAGCCGCCGAAACGATCTGATTACGCTTGAGGTGGAACTCACACAGCGGCTGCTTTTGCAGCTGGTGGTAGCGGAGTCGGTACCAGCGCTTCGTGTTGTAGAGATTGTGCCAGGGAGAATTTGAGGCCACTCTCAATACCTATGTAATTTAACTGTTAAACTTGACTTTAAAATTTCATTAGATAGTTGTTTACTAAATAGTCTTATCACAAGGAGATACTTAAATGCGCTCATATACAGCTGGAAAGTTAAAAAACCTTATCAACAGGAACAGTAATACATTCGATATTTATTCAAAAGAGTTCAAAGAGTTACTTATCGATATAAATAATTTTGATAAAAATAATCTGCTGTACACTCTGGAGTTAAAAGATGAACAAATACTTCTCAAGTCTGACGCACTGAAATTTTATCCGCTTTACGAACAAAAACTAGTAACCGATGGTGAGCATGTTTTCTGGCGCGGTCAGTTTTTCTATGAAACTGAGACGGGAAAACGAGAAAGCCTCGCAACAGTCTTCATCGATGTTCACGGTAGAGTATCAATCAACAACACGACAGATTGGGATTACGGTATCCAAAGCACAGAGGTCTATGCTGAGCTGCTAAGTGCTTTATTCGAATCAGCCATTTCTAAAGGTCTCATAACGCCATAATTCCAAGCATACCCGTTGCTCTACCAGTGTCGCGACGCTTCACAGCGTGGCTAACCGTGTTGTGCAGAGTGGAGAACATCAATAAGCAGCAACCGGATTAGCCCCAGCCTTTACCATGCGCTCCAGCGTTGCGTTGCTATTAAAACTGCATGCACTGATGCCAATCACAACAGCAAGCAGGAAGGCAAACAGCCCGCCAAAAAATACATTTTCAATTTCCATTAACTCACTAGCCTCTCAATTGGTATGTAAAGCTGGGTTATTTCAGGCACTGCGTGTTGATGTAATCCTGCAGAACCCTCAGGGCTGACTGGTCTTGCTTGATTCCGAATCGGATACCGAGAACGTTTCGTCCAGCAACGTCAGAGAGTTCGATGGTGGCATCATTGCCCACGCCGGGGGCGCGGGTCTCGGTTGTGGCTGGCACTGGACACTTGCCTTTGACGAGCACCCGACCACCATTATCAAGCTTGCGCTGCAGAGCAGCATTTTCAGCATTCGCATCTGCGAGTTCCTTCGTGTATTTGGCGTCGAGCGCGGCCA